CTACCACCTGGAGCGCCAGTGTCCGTCAAATCTAGTGGCGCGTATGGAGGTGCGGGGTGTGGTCCATGTGGAGTAGCATCATTCGCACCAATTACTACTGTATAACCAACATCTTCTTGAAGCTCTAGGTCAGAAGCAGTGACAAAACCACCTGCGCCTCCACCTGCGCCGCCAACACCACCACCTGATATTGATGCTGCACCACCACCTTGTGCTAAAATAAATGCACTAGTACCTGTATGAGTAAATACAGTATTTCCACCGCTTACACCCTGAAAGCCAGGTGCAGCTGGAGGATCGCTGTGCGAGCCTTGACCACCAGCTCCTACTGCTAGTATTTCAACTCCAGATATCACAACAGGTGGTGCTATATACCATCTATGACCAGAAACTTCTAGACCAGCACCTTGAACGACTACGCCAGCAGGATTAGCACCAGAAGTAGCATCGTTTCTAATCCATGTACCATCAGCCATTTTCTCACTTACATCTTCTGAATCCCAAACAGATGATAAGAATTTTCTTTCGACTACAGTACTGGATACTTCTGCGGTTGTACCAACAGCGGAAGTTGGAGCTACGAAGTTACTGGTATATAATGCATATCCTTTAATGATTCTAAGATCATCAATGTAACCCTGGAAATATTGACCAGACAATCCACGATAACCAACAGTAAGATTTGAATAACCTGCATAAATTGACGACGTACCGATATTGCCAGTTGTACCAAGGGCTGTACCATTAAGGTAACAAGTAACAGTGCTGCCATTTCTGACCACAGCCACATGATGCCAGGTATTAATAGTTACATCACCGCCAAACTCATATTGCGTTGCCGAACTGCCGTTAGTTGTGAAGCTGAATTGCAAAGCTTGAGCGCCACTCGACTCAACAATACCAATATGCCAACTCCTATCAGTTTGTGCTTGCGCTTTAGCAACAATAGGATGTCTATCAGCAGCAGCAGAACCAGCAGCAGCAGTTTGATATACCCACGCTTCAATAGTGAAATCTCCGCTTCCAAAATCATAGGCACTAGAATTAGGATATGATACGAATTCGTCTGTACCATTCAAATCTAAACTACCAGCACCATATTTTTTGACAGATGTTGAAATGGTCGTTGGACTAGACAAGGCATCATTTTCGAAATCATCATCTAGTGGTAGATACAAAGTAGATGAACCAACACCCAAAGCAGATGATGGTGGAGTAAAACTACTAGTGTAAGAAGCTGTACCCTTTAATATTCTAATATCATCCAAGTAACCATTCATATGTTGATGATAATCATCACTCATAGGCAGTCTTCTTGCGCCAAAATGAAAATCATTAACACTAGCATCTAAGTTGCCAGCAGACGTGCTACCTAAAAGTGATCCGTCTTTGAATAATCTTAGAGTACCTCCACTAAGTGTTACAGCCCAATGATACCATGTATTATTAGAAATTCCAGAAGCTTCGCTAATCATGTAGACTTGGCTACCGCTGTAAAGTATGACTTCAAGATAATTGGTAGTTCTTCTGTGAAGAATAAATGTTCTATCGGAATCAGTTTGCGTACCGTTGTTACTAAAAATATCACAGGCATTCGAATCAAGATGATAAGCCCAACCTTCAATTGTAAATGCGGATACTCCAGATGGAATAGTTGTGGGTGGAAATGAAATGGTATCCTCAGTACCATCTAGGTATAAAGCACCAGTACCAAATTTTTTGACAGATGTTTGAATAGTAGCGTTCCCACGAGGAACACCATTACCAGCAGCATAACCAAAATGATTCGCATGTGCTGTACAATTTATATCACTATCAAATGGCGTATAAATTGATATCGAACCACCAAGTTCAGTGACATCAGTGCCTGTTAATTTAGTAACAGAACTGTTAGCAAAACCTTCTAAATCGTACCCAATTGTATTAGACATATTTCGACTCCTTCAAAGAGAATTAAAAGAAAGGATTAGGCGTCGTAAATTTGCTCTAATGAAATTGTGAACTGTAGGTCACTGTTAGCAGAAGCAGCACCACCGATGCTTGAATTCTCCATGAGATAAAATGAACTATTCTTATCAAATGCTACCAGTGTAGAGTCAGCAGGTACGACCACAGTTTTAATCATGAAGGTATTTGAACCAGCATTATTCATGATTAGGTCAAAATCGGCATTAGCTGTGCCATCGATGTTAGCAATGATCACGGAATTGATCTTATGCACGGAACCACTGGAAGCTGGGTTAGAATGAAATACAGTGTTTGATGTGGTAATTGAACCTGAAACGGTGTTGGCAAGAATTCTTGCAACTGAAACAATATTTGGATTAGCCATTTAATTTTTCCTCTTCTTTTATAGAAATATGTCTGGTATTTATTACTATGATTATTCTGGTCGCATTGGCCAAACAACAGCATGAGCATTAGCAGTTGTTGATGGTAAGTCACGCAATTCTTGACGATATGTAGCCCATTCAGCAGAAGCATCAGTATAACTATCGTGATAACCATATGCTGCTGATGTTGAAACTGAGTCAGCAGTACGGTCAAATGTCATATCATTACTGTTGAAAGTAATAGTTGCACCTTCAGAAATATCGCTTTCTACACTAACTTTAATAATAGCAGCAGATGTATTTGCCTCTACAACTCTGCTAATGGAACCTGTAATAGAGTCAGATGTAATTGTATCACCAACCGCTAAACTGATTTCATTATTTGAAGAAATATTAATGGTATTGATAACCACCCCGGAAGCTGGCATTTGTGTCCAGTCAGTATTTAAAAGATCGAAATCTCTTACTTCTCGAATTCTTACCCAAGCAGCAGTATTTGCTGCTATATTTGCTGCTAGTAATTCACTCTCTGGGATTGGATCAACTACCCATGCATCACCACGCCAATACATTCTTTCGGTAGCGCCGTCGTATAGTGGTGGAGCCTCTACATCGATCCAACCAAGTTTAGCACGGTTGTTGAATGCGTTTTTACCTGTGTAACTTTTACCATTCTCATCTTTCAGACGAAAAGGAAACTTCCATCTTGGGACAGGATAACTATAGTCTTTTGTATACCAAGCCATTTTTGTTTCTCCTTAACCGAACACGATTGCCATAGCAATGGCTTTACCCGTTGTGATACCAGCACTTGGTGCTGTGGTTAGCGTGCTTGCATCGCTGAATTGAATGCCAGTGCTGTGAACAACTAGTTGACCTGTCATCGTACCACCAGAGAGAGGAAGTGCAGCAGAAGCAGTTGTTGATACACCAGCAATAGAAGAGTTAGTGTTTGCAAGGTCTGCGGCTTGCTTTGCTTCTTGTGTGTCAATGATACCACGAATTGCTGTATTAGTGGCAGTCAAATTCGTATTTAGATTAGCAATTGCCAAGTTAGTATTTGCTAGGTCACCAGTACCAGCAGCAGCGGCAACAGAAGCGATGTAGGCATTAGTGTTTGCCAAGTCTGCTTTTGAAGATGAATCTGAAGCAAGTGCTGATAAGGTTTTGAGTGAGTTAATATCACCCATCATTTGTAGAACGGTATTTGAACTTGTCAATGCCGCTAATTGAGTTGAGACTGCTGAAGGTGTTGCCATGATAGTTACCTTTCTTTTTTAACTATTGCTATCCAATTTATTTTTGAGCGAAAGAAGTAGATTTTCAATATTTAGTAAACGATTATCCAGGTGTTCAATCTTTTCTTCCATATTATCAATCTTTTTAAACTGACCTTTGCGACTTTTATAGGCTTGTAATGCCGTTTTATTCACATTCAAAATAGCGTTAGTTTCGGAATCTCTTACGAGGTCGGAACTTTCTTCTACTTTCAAATACATTTTCTTATCCTTAAATCTGAAGCGCAATGGCTCTTAAATCTTTCACTCTAGGAACCACATGGGAACCAGTAGAAGTACGAAGCACAATTTTCAAACTGAAGTACTTGTATGTATCAAAATGAGCATTCGCAGAATTATAATATCTCACCACACTATTGTTTCCGCTAAAGTTAAATGCACCCAAAGAGGTAGCATTCGCTGAAGGGAAACCGTACTCCAACTCGACAAAGTTATCCTTATTGACAATGCTGGACACAGTGTTCGCAGCACTCTCTTGGTCTAACTTAGTATAATGTTTGTCACGGAAGTCGTCAGGATCTTCAGCGTTCTGAATACGAGCATAAACGTCGATTTCTGTACCGACTGGTTTGTATGCTGACAGAACTACTCTGATATCTTCTGCTTCTTGACCGTCCGCTAAAACAATTTTCTTTGTGATATATCTTGATTGGGCGTTACCGAAGTTCCCAAACTCGCCAGTATTATCATTATTTATAATATTATGAACTGGGATAACTGACTTGGTTCTGCCTACATCAACGACTGGTGATAGACGATCTGAGCCAGAAGTCATTGTGCCACTTAATCGAAGTGTCTTAGCACTACCAGTGTTATTGACTTCATTTGTTCTGCTTGCGATAATTCTTTCACCACCCACAAAGTCATTATTCTCAAATGCTTCAATGGCAGTCTGTTGTTGTGAGATAACATAGTTATTTGCTGTGGTATTTGCTGACCATGTAATATCTGTGTCAACATACTTAGCAAAGGATAGTTTAGGCACAAGTACATCGTATTTGTAATCTTTCAAACTATAGACCTGTGCGAAAGCATTACTGACCTGACCACGATAGAAACCATCATCAATAGTCGTATTCGATGTAAAGTTACCAGATGAGTTGTTGGCAACAATCTCATTACCAGATGGATTATAGTATTGAATAAATCCAGTAGCAGTGTTTGGTGTAAAGGTATTGACTACACCAGTAAATGTACCAGCACCATTAGCAAAGGTGATAGTGGAACCATCTGCGATAGAACCCTTCATGTCAACCTTGATAGTTGGTGTAGCCGTCGTTGTTACCAACTTCCGAACCTTACCAGTGTTAGAACCGATAGTGACCGTATCGTTGACTGCAATCGTAGCAGCATTGGAAGTCATAAGAACGACTGCTTCACCTCTGATCTTCTCACCGATATTGAAGCGAGTGCCAGAGAACTGTGTAGCATTTAGATATTCGTCATTGTCATTGGTGTATACGATATTACCAGTTAAGGTATTGTCGAAGTTTGCACGCCAGATAGTAAACTGAATATCTTGGTTCTGTCTTGGTGTATATGTTCTGTCGTTAGCAGATGTGAACAACATACCGACTGCTGGTTGCTGGTCGATAAGGGCATTGACTGTTACATCAGTGCCACCGAGTTCAGCAATCCACAAACGATAGTCTGGATTTGAACCATCTGGTTTTACGACGAATGCATATTCTGTATCACCCCGTAGATATACAGGCTGGTCGAAGTAGAATGGTGTAGGTGCATTCGCAGTATCAGAGATATTTACATCTTCTGGTGCGACCCGCTTGTAACCGAATGGTACACGAATAGCAGTGATTTGAC